CAATCAATCTCTGTTACGAGCAGTAAATACCCGCGCCTGGAGCGCATAAAGGAGGTGCCCTGGTGGCACTTGACGACGCACAAGAAGAAGCACTCAGGGAAGAGTTGAAGAAGGTCCGGGATGAGGCAGCCAAAGGGCGCTTGAAGCGTCACGAACTGGAAGGCGAGAATTCCAAGTTGCTCGCGGAAGTCGATCAGCTGAAGCCGCTGACCGCTGAGCTTGAAAAGGTGAAGTCCGAGAGCAAGACGGCCCTGGAGGCCAAAGACGCGGAAATAGTCACCAAGCTTGCCGAGTCCAGCACGGCGGCCAAGGAGCAGGTTAAGGCGGCACGGCTTGAAGCTCTGGCGCTCCGCGAGGGACTGGTGGACCTCGATGGTCTCAAGCTCCTTGACCTCTCCAAAATCACGCAAAAAGAAGACGGGACCTTTGAGGGCGTGGAGGAAGTTTTCAAGGCGGCGAGGGAGGCGAAGCCGTATCTCTTCGGTGAAAAGGTAACCACCACTACCGGCACGAAGCCCGCGCCGAAGCCGGGAGACCCTGCACCGGTTGATGCCCGCAAGCTCACCAAAGAAGAGTATCAAAAGGAAAAAGACGCTCTTTTGAGCGGAGCAAAATAGTCGATATTCTCACAATCAACCGTCAGCCGGGAGCTGACACCCAGTGGAGCCGGGCGCTCAAGGGTTAAACAGGTTTTTGACCACTTGAAAGGAGCCACACCATGGGTATCAGTAATTTCCCGGCTGCACTCCAGCCCATCATCCAGCAGGGTTTCCTTGCCCGCGAATTCGAAGAGGGGCTCAGGTCCACTCTGGTTTTCCGCGAGATCGCAGACCGCGAACCCTTCCTCAACAAAATCGGCGAGACCATCACCAAAACCCGCGCCGGCCTCAAGGCCCCGGTCTCCACCTACGCCGACCCGACCGCCAACACCAACCTGGACAATGGCATGACCGCTTCCGGGTGGTCCGTGGAGCAGTACCAGCTCACCATCGGGATGCTCTGCGACACCCAGGACCTCAACATGGTGACCCAGAACGTCGGCATCGCCAAGCAGTTCCTGCGTAATGCCCGTGTGAACGGCATCCAGGGCATGCAGTCCGTGGAGCGCATGGCGAGAATGGCCCTCTACAACGCCTATCTCGGCGGCAATACCCGCGTCACCACCGCCCTGGTCGCCCCGGCCGCCACGATCTACGTGGACGACATCCGCGGTTTTCAGACCGTCATCTCCAACGGCGTGCAGGTGCCCGTCTCCAGTACGCATAAAATGGTCTGCAACATCAACGGCAACGCCTACAACCTCCAGGGCGCCGCAGCCGACGTAAGCAATATCTCCACGGCTTACGGCGGGATCTCCGGCACGCTCACCTTCGACGGCAACGTGCTTGTAGCGGATGCCGGCCTGAACTCCCCCGTGGTCTCCGCTGTTGCCCCCCTCGTGGTACGCCCCAACAACAAGGCCACCACCGCCGACCTGGTCACCGGTACCGACCTGCTGGCTTACCAGGATCTGCTCAACTCCGTCGGCTACCTGCGCGACAACGGCGTGCCGGGTATCGGGGAAGAGATCGCCACGGGGCAGGGCGTCTTCAACTGCTACCTGTCCAACTCCCACTTGCTTGCCCTCTTCAAGGACCAGCAGTTCCAGTACCTCTATCGCGGCAACCCGAACGACGACGTGCAGAAGCGCGCCGTTCTGGAAGATCTCCTGGGCCTCAAGTTCAAGCCGACCACGGAAGCCCCGCAGCAGACCCTCAGCGGTACCAAGATCAACCGCGCGATCGTCTGCGGGCAGGGTGCACTCGTTGAGGGCGACTTCCAGTCCACCGGCTACAGCGACAACTACGGTGAGAAGGCCCTGGTTGAAGTGGTTGACGGCATCGCCATGGTGACCCGCGAACCGCTTGACCGTCTGGCGCAGATCATCGCACAGTCCTGGTACTGGATCGGCGGTTTTGCTGTCCCGACCGACATCACGGCCAAAACCGACATCATCCCGACCGCCGGCAACTCCTACTTCAAGCGCGCCGTGGTCCACGAAACGGCCTAAGCTGCCAATCGCGGGAGAGGTTTCGGCCTCTCCCGCAAAGAGGGAATCATGGCACCCAAAACCTATGCAGAACTGAAAAAACAAGTCGCGGACATGAAGAAGGCCGAGGACGCCTTGAAAGCCGAAATCGCCCGGCTCACAGCCGTCGGCACCGATGCAGCCGCAGCCCTTGCAGCCAAAGAGGCCGCTGAAGCCGAAGTGGAGACGCTGAAAGGACAGATCGAACAGCTGACGGCGGGCATGGAGGGTGCCGAGAACCCTGTAATCGATGTGGCTGCCAGGGTGGCCGCCCAAGCCGAAATCGATTCCCTGAAAAAGCAAATCGACCAATTAACTGCAGAGATCGGGAAGGATGTCGGCACCGATGCAGCCGCAGCCCTTGCAGCCAAAGAGGCCGCTGAAGCCGAAGCATCAGAACTCCAGACACAAATTGACGAGCTTACCGCCCAAATCGCCCAGCTGACGGCGGAAGCGCCGCCGTCCATCTGGCTGGACCGTCCCTATGCTTTCTACGATGATGATGGAATATTCATGTCCTGGGAAATCGGCAAAGTCGAAGACGCTGACCACATCGAAATCCTCCGGGAGCGCGGGGTAATTTAATGGCCTTCACTGATGCTGAAAAAGTCGATGTCAGGCGACACTGCGGGTACCCGATGTTTGGGGATCAGCCGACGCAGGATTTCGGGTATCGATTCTACCAGCATTATCAGACCCTTGAATTCCGCATGCAGCACGCGCAACCGGAAGAAGAAACAGCTATCCGCAGCTACATAACCAATTGCAACACGCTGGAGCTGGCGCTCCTTGGATCATCCGCCAACCTCGATACCGACCAGGCGGCGGTTTGGAAGCACAACAAAAACGAAATCGGGGACCGGTCACAGCTATACGGTCTGTGGCGCCGGAAGCTCTGCGATTTCTTCGGCATTCCCTCGGGCCCCGGCTTCAAAACCGGCATAACCTTCGTGGTGTGACATGAATCAAGCGGCTCTCCAGCAGAAGGTTTACGACGGTTACGCGAAGGCTGCGCTCCGGATCGGTAAGGTCGCCGCGCAATACAGGCCTTCCGGCCCGTTCTTCACGATGGGCGCACCGCTGGCGTCTTTGCTGGTTGCCTTCACGACGAACATGGGATTCACGAAGTTCAACGCCTACGCGCATCCGGTTTGGACTTCCTTGCATGACGGCTCCCTGACAACCCCCGGCGATTACCTGGTGACCGAAGACGGTACCTGGTTCATCGCCGCGCAGCAATCGCTCTTGCCGATCCTGGCTGTGAGCTGTAACCGAGTCGCCAGTATGTTCAGGGTATCGCAAGAGAACGGAGTGGGGGTCATAGGATATGCAGGCGATACCGGCGCCTCGGAAGTAGCAATCATGACCGGCTGGCCATGCTCGATCCTTCAGGGTACCAAGGGAGAGAAGAACCCCGCGCAACTCCCCGGGGATGAAAGAACGCCCTGGTGGATTATCCTGCTCCCGGAGTCTGCCGGCACGATCCTGCGCAACGCCGACATCATCCAGGATGATCTGGGCCGCCGATATGTCATCAGCTCCCCCGAATTGACGGACCTCGGGTGGCGCTTAACCGCAAGCATGCAGGTGCCGTGATGGCTGACCTTGATGACGTCATGAATACGCTGACCAGCCTTATTGCCGAGGCCATCTACCCTAATGGAGCGTGTTACGCTTCGGCGGTCGGCGCCCCGGTTAAGATTTATCCCGGCTGGCCGGTGCCGAACGTGCTGGACGATGACATCAAAGCCGGCAATGCGCACGTTTCGATCTACCCCCGGCCCGAAGAGAGGAATACGACCAGGCACGCCGTAGCCTGGCAGGATTCAGCGGTCAATCTGGTGGCCGGCACAGGCACGGCGGTCAAGGTGGTAGGGGAGCAGGAGCGGCTTTTCCAGATGGTCATTTGGGCACCCACACCGGCAATCAGGACGGCCATCGCCAAGGTGGTTGACCCAGCGCTGAGGCAGGCCGAACGACTCGTGATGCCTGACAACACCTATGCCCGGCTCGTTTACAAGTCGAGTCCCATGTCCGACGTGTTGCAGAAGTCGACCATCTACCGCCGGGACCTGTTTTACACCGTGGAATATGCCACAACCGTCACGGGCGCCTTCTACCCGATCAAGAAAACAACGATTAACTTTACTCATTAAGGAGTCTGACCATGATTCTGATCGTCAAGGAACCCTTCGGGGGATACGGAAAAGGGGATGAGATCGTGGACCCGTCCACCGTCGCTGAAATCCTCGAATCCGATAACCAGCAGCATGTCGTCAAGTCGGCAAGGGTGGTGCTCCAATGATCATCAAAGGCGGCAATCTCAACATTTCGGCCATCAACGTCCCCGGCGGCTACGTGCAGGAAATCGCACCGCCCCCGGCACTCCAAGGCGCGCCCTCCAACATCCTCGGCATCGTGGGGGTGGGGAAGTGGGGGCCTGTCAACTCTCCAGTGATCGGTGACTACGCCGCCGGCTTGGCCAGCTTCGGCAACATGTCCACCCACGCCAACGACATCATGACGCAGGCATACCTCGCCGCGCTCCAGGGAGTGAACAACTTCCGATTCGTGAGGGTGACGGATGGGACGGACGTCGCCGCATCGGTAACCCTGATGGATGTCGCCAGCACCCCCGCAATCGGTGCCACCCTGACCTCCATCCACACCGGCACCGGCGGCAACGGTCTGAAACCGACCATCACGGCCGGGAATGGCACCGGCCTCTACAGCGTCATCTTACCGACCCCTAACGGCTCGCCGGAACAGTTCACCAACATCGGCGGCAGCGGGGCAACCTTCTGGACGAACTTGGTTTCCGCTATCAATAACGGCCAGAGCGGGGTGCGCGGGCCGTCTCAGGCTTGGGTCGCAAGTATCGGGGCGGGAACCGCAGCACCGAATGTGACCACCTGGGGCACTTCTGCCAGCGGCACGGATGGCAATACCACCATCACCGCAGTGATCATGCTGGGCACGGACGGTACCACCCGGACGGGGATGTATGCCCTTCGCAACACGGGTTGCTCGGTGGCCTTTCTTGCCGGCGTGACCGATGCCACCGGATGGGCGAACCAGATCGCCCTCGCCAACTCCGAAGGGTGGGAGGTGATCCTTCTTGGCGCCGCCGGCCAGAGCATTTCCACGGCGATCACCGCCAAGGCGACGGCCGCCGTCGATGATACCTGTTTCAAGGTGCTCCTTGGCGACTGGATCTACTTTCAGGACACCATCAATAACCAGCTGCGCCTGGTCTCCCCGCAGGGAATCACCGCCGGCATCCGCGCCACGCTCTCCCCGGAGCAGTCCATCCTCAACAAGCCGGTGTACGGCGTGGTGGCCACGCAGAAATCCAGCGCGAACCAGATCTACAGCTATGCGGACCTCTCGGCACTGGCAACGGCAAGAATCGACGTGATCGGCGCGCCGTCGCCGGGCGGCAATTACTTTTCTCACCTGCTTGGCATCAACGGCAGTTCCAACGTGGGGACCATGGGGGATGAGTTTACGACCCTCACCAACTTCCTGGCCAAGTCCGTCAACGGCAACATAGGGATCTTCGTTGGCAGACTCCAGACCCCCGACGAACAGCGCGAGGCCGGAGACTTTATCGAGGATTGGCTCCAAGGCTTGAAGGACCAGGGTGTCATCCAGGATTATTCGGTGCAGCTGAACGCCTCCAACAATCCGCAGAATTCCGTGGAACTCGGCTTCCAGGTCGCAAACGTCATGGTGAAGTATTTCGGCGTGGTCCGCTACTTCATCGTCAACCTGATTGGTGGCAGCTCCGTGCAGACCACCGTCCAGGGATAGGGGGGATACCATGCCCATAAACGGGTACTCAGTAGGAAAAGACGTGGTCTTAACCCTCAACATGGCTAGCGGCATTCTGAGGGTGATACTGACCAATTTCGATGCCAAACCGGTCTATACCGACCTCAAGGCTATGCCGCTCAACTCCCCGCCGGAACATATGTCGATCCCGACCGGATGGAAAGGGACGGCCAAGTGCGACCGGCAGAACTCCACCCTGGATGATTACGCCGCGGCAAACGAGGCTGCGTACTGGGCCGGCCAGAACATTCTTACCGGGACCATCACGGAGACGATCAGCGAGGTGGACGGATCGACCAGCCGGTACAAGTTCACCAACGTCAACCTGAAGGTGACCGATCCCGGCGCATGGGCCGGTGAGAAGCTGGTGGACCAGACGCTTAAATTCGAAGCGAGCAGGAGGCTGAAGCTGTGAGCGCCAAGATCAAAGCGGCATCGGGGGGCGCACTCGCCCCCACAGCAGCAGAACAGGCCGTCAAGGCTGGGCGCCCGGAGTTTTCCGCAGTGGACGCGACCGGGCGCGTCATCACCCTCAGGAAGCCGACCACCTGGGAAAAGTTCGAGCTCCCCCGGCGGCTCGGCGGCGACTCGGTGAACCCCGGGTGGCTTTTCCAGGCGCGCATGATCCAGCACGTCAAGCAGATCGGCGAAGACACGGACGTGTTCTTCACCAACGACCGCGAGCTGAAGGCCATCGTCGATTCTCTGGGCGAGGAAGGCATGGAGACCGTGGAAGAACTCTACGTGACCCACTTCATGAAGACCGGCGAGGACACGCGGGCGGAAATAAAAAAGTAGCGACCGACCCGGAGCTGCAGGAGAGCCTTTGGTTGGTAAAAAATGGCGTTCCCTGGGACGTAGCTTTCGGAGTCGAGGATACCCTTAGATCGGCCATGTGTATCACCTTCAGTACCATGGAAGGGCACAAAATCAACTGGAACACTATGAGATATGAGGAGCCGGCATGATCGAACTTCTGAAGAATATTCCCAACTCTTTCCTTGTCCTGATCATCGTTGTTCTGGCCTACGTCTGCACTCTGATGCTTAAGCGTTCTTTTTCGCAACTGACTGTATCGCTGAACGATTTCAAACGGCTGATTGAAAAATTGTTCGAGAAGCATGAAGACCATGAGTCCCGGCTTTCCCGGCTCGAAGGTGAGCACTTCCGCAATCATAAGGGCTGACGATGGACTTCACCAGCATGGAACATTTCGCAACGCATTTGGCAAAAGTGGCAGTCGGGGAAGTCATCGCCCTGCACCACGGGCTTGAGAAATGCGCTGTGCTGGTGGAGAAGACGGCAAAAGCCGAGATCGGGACCTACCAGGCTGCAGCTGGCCCGTTCCAAGATTGGGCAGAGCTGGCCGACGTGACGCAAGAAGAAAGGGAGCGCCTCGGCTTCACCCCGAACGATCCGCTGGAGCGATCTGGCGAACTCGGGAAGTCCATCACTCACGAGACTGAGCTTCTTGAGGCGGTCATCGGGTCCACCTCCCCGGTCATGGAATACATGGAGTTCGGCACGTCGACCACTCCCCCGCGGCCCGTGCTCGGCCCGGCCATGTTCCGGAACAAAGAGAAAATCAAGAAGATCATCGGTGCGGCAGCAATCAGCGGATTTGTGGGCGGGTCCGTTATCCACGCATCCCTCGGCTACGACATGGAGACTGACGAATGAGCTTAGAAGCCTACAGCGTTGCCGTAAAGCTCAGCCTGGTTAACCACGTTTCGTCTGGTTTGCTGGCTATGTCCGCGCAGTTCAATAAGACCGGCAAAGACGCCAAGGCCCTCCAGTCCGAGCTTAAAAAAATCAAGCTCATGGGGGCTGTCGGCGGCGCCATGATGGGGGCGGGCGCTCTCGGGCTGGCTGCTCTATTCAAAGGCCCGCTGGAGGAGGCCAAGAAGTTCCAGGTTGAAGTGGCTAAATTCTCTTCCCTGGGCTTCGGCTCGGCCATCGACAACGAGGCTATGCGGTTTGCTAGCGGCATGAAGACGATCGGCACCAGCGCGCGCGACAACATGTCCATCGTCGGCGACGCCATGGCCGTCTTCAAAGATCTGGGTGAAGCGAAGATGGTTTCCCCGCTCATGGCAAAGATGAAGTTCGCAAATGAGGTCATCTTCGGGGCCGGTGGCGGCGAGCGCGACAAGAAGCTGATGGACATGATGAAGGTGGCCGAGTTCCGCGGCGGCACGCGCTCCCCGGAAGAGTTCGCGCGGCAGGCCAATTTCGCTCAGCAGGCGATAGCGGGAAGCCGGAACAGGGTTGACCCTACCGCCATGCTGATGGCCCTCAAAACGGGCGGCGTAGCGCTTTCCCGCAGAAGCAATGAGGCGTTCTACCTCGGGGCGGAACCACTCCTGCAGGAATTCGGCGGCAGCAGGTACGGCACCGGTGCAATGAGCATCTATCAGAACCTGGTGCAGTCACGTGGGTCGATCACGGCGCAGCAGGAGCTGTACCGGCTGGGCCTGCTCAACAAAGACATGGTCCAGTTCAACCAGCTTGGCAAGCTCAAGAAGGCGCTCCCCGGCTCATTCCTCGGGTCCGCCACCTTGGAGAAAGAGGGAGAGCTGGCGCTTCTTGAAAAGGTCCTCCTCCCGGCTTTTGCCAAGAAGGGGATCGTCTCCGAAGAACAGGTACTGCGCGAGCTCGGCATGATCATGGGGAACCGGACAGGATCCTCCCTCATGTCCAGGATCTATCAGCAGCGCGAAAAGCTGCACATGCAGACCGACGCCAACTATCACGCCGAAAACCTTGACCAGGCGAGCGCACGGGCAGCCGGCACGCTCCAAGGCAGGGAAGCCGACCTGCACGCCAAGTGGGCCACCCTGATGAAGGATCTCGGCATTACCATTCTGCCTATGGCGATCGGCGGGGTGCAGGCGCTGACGTGGCTGCTGAAGGGTGCAGCCCATTATGCCGAACACTTCCCAATCGTCACGCGCGGGCTGGTGGGAGCGTTCGGAGCCATCTCCCTGGCACTCCTCGGCGGTGGGGCCGCTCTCGGGCTGACGGCGGCGGCAAAGGGCCTAGCATTGGTCTTGCCTGGACTTTCAGGCGTGAAGGGACTCGCCGGGCTCAACTCTTCGCTGGCAGGGAAAGCGGGGCTAGTCTTCGCTGCTGGTTCTGCCGGCTACGCAATTGGGAAGTTTGTCGCCCAGCTGCTCGGCATCGAGAATGGTGAGTTGGGCGCCCGGCTTTACGACAAGTGGCACAAGAACTCCGCTGACGTCCCCGGCTGGCATGGCAATACCTATGTGGGTTTGGGCGCAAGTCCCCGCCCCGCCTTAGTCCCATCCTTCGGGCAGGCAATGACGCAAATGACCACTACCGTGAATCTCGACGGCCATAAAATCGCGCAGGTGGTGACCAAGCACCAGGCACGCGCCGCCTCGCAGCCGCAGGGAGGCATGACCGGCTTCGATACCTCGATGCTGTTTCCGTCTCCAGCTAACCCGTACTAGGTGATCAGATGGCCGTGAAACTCACCATAGATGCTTTTGAGTTCCTGGGATTCGAGGTGCCTGACTCTATCGGGTTCGGCGGAACTCAATCCCTCACGGTTCATAAGCTCCCGGGTGGCTCCCGGGTGGTTGACTCCATGGGCCGCGACGATGCGCCCCTGGAATGGTCCGGCATCTTCACCGGGGCGTCCGCGCTCTCCCGCGCGCGGTTCCTGGATGGGTACCGGATCGCCGGCACTATCCGCAAACTTACGTGGGGCACGTTCTCCTATAACGTGGTCATTCGTGAATTCATGCCGAAATATGAGCGGGATAACCATATTCCCTATCGGATCGTCTGCGAGGTGGTTGAGGATCTGACCACGCCGATCACGCAGGTATACCGCTCAGACATTGATACCGAGATAGACGACGACATGACGAACGCCGGCAACCTGTCGGCGAACCTGGCGTCGTCTAAGTTTGGCGCGATTCTGGCTGCCATCGCCAAGCTGCAAGGGAATATTGCCATACTGTTGGGCGTCTACAACGCCGCGAAACAAGGGCTGGTTTCCGTCGTCAATATGGAAATGTCGGTAATTTCAACGATTCAGACCACGATTGACGGCATTCAGGGTGAGATATCCGGTGTAGAAGCGCTTATGTCAAACGGCATCGGCGCCCTCACGAATCTCTTTGGCTCAGGGGCGCCGGTCGTCACCGGTGGGAACGGGTCCAGCATAGGTGCGCAGGGCGCGGCGCTCCTGCAGGCGGCTGCAATCGAGATGGCAAACTTTGCGACGCTCGGGCAGATCTCGGCATCCCTCGCCCTGGTCAACCGAAACCTCGGCTACATCAACGGTTATCCGAATGCTCAGCAGGTGACTGTAGTGGGCGGCAGCCTGGTTGATCTGGCCCTGCAGTACTACGGCGATGCAACACAGTGGACTGTAATCGCCGCGGCAAACAGCCTGAACGACCCGGCCATTTCCGGGCAAGTGACGCTGACCATTCCCCCCGCGTCTACTACGCCGGCCAACATTGGGGGCGGTTCGGACATAGACCATTGGATGGGCGGCGACGTGGCGCTTTCCGGCGTGCAGGACTTGAACGCGGTGGCGGGACTCACGAAGAGTCAGCAGATGATTTTGCGCCGACTCCTCACCAACCCGGGCGGCTACAAATGGCACCCAACCTACGGCGCCGGAGTGCTGGCACACGTGGGCGACATCACGGGAAACCTTCCCTACATCGAGGGGCTGATTATTTCTCAAATGCAGCTTGAGCAGGGCGTAGCCAACCCCTCCGTGAGCTTTGACGTGTCGGGAGATGATGTAATGGCCAACATCCAGTACACGGATCTGCAAACCAACAGCAGACAGTTTTTGTCATTCACGGTGACCGCATGAGCGGGGTCCTTCGCCAGCCGCGCAGCATCGTGACCGTGAACGGCGGCCGTATGGCGTTCGAATCCTGGGAGTCCAATAACAACGGCTATTACCAGGCCGATACCTTCACCGTTAAATTCGTCCTGAACGACGCGCAGGCCGCTTGGTGGTCTGAGCAGACGATACTGGAAGTGATGATTTATGACGGCTTTCCTGCGGACCCGGCGAACTTTACCGCGGCGGATCTCACGCTCCGCATCCAGGGCCGCGCTGACTCGGCAGAGCTGGATCCGATTCGCAAGACGGTTCATGTGACCGGCCGGGATTACACCTCGAAATTGATCGACACAAAGGTGCCACCACCCGACCCGAACGCTACAGCTTCGGGAGTCGCTAAGAAATTTGCTGCACAGTACGGCCTCGGTTACAGCGTAACCCCGACCTCTACCAAAATCGG